CACATTGAATACTTGACCAATGCTGCCAGCACCCCAACCTACATGGCTGATTTATGCTTGTTGATTAGTAGGGCATTTGGTGTGCGTTATTTTTGCACCCATACCCCCGCTTGTTACTTCTCAACAGCTAAAAATGTGGTGACGTTCTTTGGCCCAGCAGAACGGCCGCAGATTGCCGCCTATGCCTTTGATGTCTTGTCTCGGCAGATGATGAACGGTCGCCGTGAATATATCAGCGGGATGAGATCCAACACGAAACCAGCGACCAAAACCGCACGCGGGGACACGTTCTGCGAGTATTGGGTTGTCGGGGCTTACCAGGCAATTACCCCGCTGACGGTTACCGAAGCCGAAGAAACGTTAATAGCGGCCTACTGCCATAAAATGACGGAAAGCCTAGGGCTGACAACCAAAGATACGCGTCCAGCGAACAAGTGCCGGGGGGCTGATGGAGCGGCTAACGCGGGCTATACATCTGGTAAGAACGCGAAGCTAAACCAGGGTGTAGGTGCCGAACAGCTCAAAATTGGAGGGGCGGCCTGATGGAAAATTTAAACAAAGCCGAGTCGTTGCGCCAGGCACTGGCAATTTTAGGTCCAACTACCAGCCAGAAGCTTTCTCAGTTTACAGGATTTCCTGTTTCGATGATCAGCCCGCTGTTAGGTACTGATTTGAAATCTGGTCGGGTTGTTCGCGGTTGGAATGGCAAACAGCGCATTTACGGACTGGAGGGCACGATTGACAATCCCTCTCCATCCCGGCTTGAACTTCCCACTCCGGTTCGTACTAGAACTGAACGGTCCGATGGTAGGCATTTAACGTATGCCGAACAGGCTAGAGCGTTGGAACGTGCAGACGATTTTGATAGCGCCGTACCTCTTTGGTTTAGGGCAGCTAACCACGCAGTTAACCCGGAAAACGTGAATTTTTATCAATGCCGCGCTGAGTTCTGCGAAGTGGCACGGATCAAGAGCTGGAGCTATTGCCATGAGTAAAGAAAAGCAATTCATCGAAGATATGATCCGTTGCAGGGGTATCGACTTTGCCCGCCTTGGAATGATGGTTGAAGTCTATGGCGACCAGGGAACGATCGTGGGCATTAACAGTAGCGCTAATCTCGATGTCGTTTTCACCAATCAGTTGAAACATGGGAAGCGCAAACACAATTGCCACCCGACCTGTGAGATTAAGTATTTCGACGGCGAAGGGAAAGTCATTGCGGATTACACAAAATCCAGCGGTAGCGCGGGATGAATAAGCGACTAACAGCGGCGCGCAAGCGCCGCCATCGTGCCCGGATGCAACAGCATAGGAAATCTATCATGAGTAATAACGTTGTTACGGTAACCGTTTCTGGCCCTGTTGGTTGTGGTAAGTCGGCTGTCTATGGCGAAATTGAAATCGCTTTACGTGCTATTGGGTTAACGGTCCAACATGTTGATCCTGCCGCCGCTACGTCAGAAAAGCGTATGTCCGGGGCTGATTGGGCTACTGCCTTAGAGATGTATCAGCCTACTGTTTTGCTGGTTGAAAAACTGGAGAAGCCATCATGAAGCGCACCCCAAACATGCGCGGCCTGATTGGTGCGGTCAAGGCGGGCCAGGCTCACCTGGGCTGGGACGATGCGACCTACCGCACCGTTCTGGAGCGGCTTACCGGTAAAACCTCGGCCACCAAATGCACGCTAGACGAGTTGCAGACCGTGCGCGAGTACATGCACGAGCAAGGCTACCCGCGCAGAACGGCCAAGAAATCAGGACGACGCCCCAGCGTGGCCGCAACCCGTAACCCTCAATTGGGAAAAATTGAAGCCCTACTGACTGAGGCCGGGCGGCCTTGGGACTATGCGGTCTCAATGGCTAATCACATGTTTAAAATCCAGCGGGTTGAATGGCTGACAACCGAACAACTCACAAAGCTGATGCAGGCATTGATCATCGATGCCAAGCGCCACGGGCGCGGGGGTGGCTGATGGACCTTGAACAGATGAGCGGCCTGTTGCCGCCGATTGTTCTCGACCTGGTTAAGCTGATCGGCTACCAGGACACCGCGAAGTTGATCAGCAAAATCGGCGGGATCACTTTCCCCGTTAGCCAGGGGATGCGTAACAAAGATAACTTTCGCCGTGACTACATCGTCCAGGCCGTGGGCCAGGCCAGTGCGGAAAAAATCGAGCGGCAGCTCGGCGGCGATGTGATATATATACCGCGTTGTGATGCGGCGTTGCGTGAGTGGCGTAACCTGGAGCTGGTGCGAGAGTATCGGGCACTGTTAGCCACCGGGGTGTCTGGCCGTCGAGCGCTGTTGAAATTATGCCCGCAATACGGTATTTCTGATCGGCGCGCACAAATCATCCTGGCCCGCTATACCGATGCGGGAAAGCAAATGGGGTTGTTATGATGGATAACATCGAGCTTTTAGAAATCCTTCAACGTGCTGGCCGCTCTAGCCCTGGCGAGCATAAAATCAATCTTGGTTACACTATGCCGGTACTTAAAGAATCGCCGTGTAACAAGCTAAGGCTGCCAGCCATTTACGAAATGGAAAAGGGGTGGACTTATACCGGCCCCACTGAAACGCAATAGTTAATCTGACGAACCCCATCATCTGAATCATCCCCGCCCTAGCACCTAATCTGGCACCAGGATCAACAACTGGTGCCAACATCATGCCCGCCTACAAACTATCAGCCCGAAGTGAGCAACGTCTTACCGGCGTTCATCCCGATCTTGTCCGCGTTGTACGACGTGCCCTTGAGCTTTCACCTGTAGATTTTGGTGTTACCGAGGGGCTACGTACCAAAGCACGCCAGAAAGAGCTATACGACGCGGGCAAAAGCCAAACGTTAAATAGTCGCCATATTACAGGTCATGCTGTTGATGTTCTGGCATACCCCACGCCTGCCGGTTCCTGGGATATGGCGTATTACCGCCAAATAGCCGCTGCATTTAAACAGGCTAGCGACGAGCTAAAAATCCCTGTTGAGTGGGGTGGCAATTGGACATCCTTAAGGGACGGCCCGCACTTCCAGCTACCATTTTCTAGTTATCCGGCCAATTAACTATGCCCTTGAGAATGAAGTTGTTAGAGCTGATACAAAACCCCGAATCGCGGCGGCTATCAACGTCGGATTCAGCCTTGTTTGTGGCGCTATTGATTAGCTCGTTTGTCCTGGTTTGGGTGACGGTGACCGGCAAGGTTGAAGAGTGGCTCTATGTGGCTTACCTCACAGCCTGGGTGGTCCAGTCCCAAGGCAGTAAACAAGCGGCCTTACAGCACTATAAAGCCAGGAAAGCCGCCAAGGACAAAGAGCCAGAAAAAACGGACGGAGCCGAAAAGAGCGATGAATAACTATGTTAAATCAGGACTGGTTTTTGCCGCTGGCTTTGGTCTGGCCTGGCTGATTGCCAGGGCCGATATCAGCGATTTAAAGGCGGATATAGCGACGCTTAAACAGGGCCACGCGGAGTATAAAACAGCCCAGGCCACGGCCAGGAGCGACGCCCTGGAAACGTTGCTTGCCAAGCAACAGCGCGATCAGGAACGGGCGGACACACTGGCCGCTGAACTGGCGGTAACACAGGGCCAATTATTGGCCGTTAAACAGCAGTTAAAGGCGAGGATCGACCATGCGGTGGCAAATGATGGCGTTACTTATACCGGCCTTGGCCCTAGTGGGTTGCAACTCTACCGAGAGGCTCTCGGATACGCCAGTGATAACGCAGACGTGCCCGAAACCCGCAGCGGCAGCGCTCCACGTTCCGACACCGCCACCGGCCCCCACGTCAGGTAAACCGGAGGTACTCATTGAGCACGCCACGGAATACGGCGCTTATTGTTCTGGCTTGCGTAACCAGTTACTCAGCATTCAGCAGTTCTACATCGGTGGCGACAATGGACATCGGTAAAGCGTTTGAAATCGCATTGTCACTTGTCGCTTTTCTGGGCGGAATCTGGGTGTATCGCCAGCAGGGCGACATCAAAGAATTACAGAACGACAACCGGCAGATACGCGATCAGTATCAGCGGCGTGAAGATGCAAATCGGGATTTTAAAACAGTGCTGGATCATATCCAGGACGTAAAGCGAACCGTCGAACGTATCGACAATAAGCTCGATAGAAAAGCAGATAAGTAGAGGTTTTATATGAAACGCCAACGGCCAAGCCGCCCTCGCCAGGCAAAAACAGCAGAGATTGAGCTGTTGGAAGAAATCAACGGGCGACTGATGCGTATTGATGATCGTCTTGATGGTATTCACCGCGATGCTGTTCGCGGTGGTGCTTTTGCCGGTGCGGCCACTGGGGCTGTTACCGGTGGCCTGGTGGCCACCTGTTTTGCTCTGTTACGAGCGAGGCTGGGCATCTGATGGCCCACCCACAGGACGTGAAAGACAAACTCCGCCGGGCTTATGTGTTCAATAACCTGAGCCTGGAAATTGCGGCCGCCCAGCAGGGTGTGTCATTTGCCACAGCCCGCCGGTGGAAAAGCGCCGCCGCTGACAAGGGCGACGACTGGGATAAATTCAGGGCGGCAAACATGATCGCCGGTGGTGGTATGGAAGATACCGCTCGGGCGGTATTGATGAGCCTTGTGATCCAATGTCAGACCACGCTAGAGCTGATTAATACTACCGCCGATATACCCGCACAAAAGCGGGTGGACATGCTCGCCAGCTTGGCCGATGCCTTCAACAAAGCGACGTCAGCAAGCAAAAAAGTTTTACCGGAAACCAACAGTCTTGCCATTGCTATGGATGTGATCCAGCAGTTGGCCCTATTCATCAAGACCCACTATCCCCAGCATTTAGAGGCGTTCGCCGATGTGCTGGAACCATTCGGACACGAGGTAGAGAAACATTATGGCTAAGTTAATCAAACTAACCGATCGCACATCATACGATGCCAATCATATTATCGGGATTATCGCTAATCATAATGACAGTCTGGACGTGATGCTGTCAGATGGTTCTATTGTTTCCGCTGATAGGGGTTATGGCGAGTCTGTATGGAAAGCCAAGCAACGTTTGGAAGATGAGATCAACGCCGCTAAAGCCAACGGCGGCGCATGATGGAAAAGCAGACGATCGGCAATGCCACCCTGTACCGTGGCGACGCGCTAGAAGTCCTGCGCCAGCTTGAGCCTAACTCATGCGACGCCCTGGTCACCGATCCACCCTACAGCAGCGGTGGCTTGCACATCGGCACGCGCCAACAGCAACCCAGCCTAAAATATGTTTCCACCGGGACGACTGCCGCGCATAACGTGGACTTTCACGGCGATAACCGCGATGGCCGCTCCTGGACGTTCTGGTCCATGCACTGGCTATCCCTGGCTAATCCGCTCGTCGTCCCTGGCGGTTATGCCATGGTGTTTTCGGACTGGCGACAGCTCCCCGCCTCGACCGATGCTTTCCAGGGCGGCGGCTTCACCTGGCGCGGCATAGTTCCCTGGGACAAGACGCTATCCAGTCGAGCGCCTCACACCGGCTATTTCCGTCACCAGTGCGAGTTTGTTCTATGGGGTAGCCGTGCGCACCTGCCGAAATGTGCCCACGGTGGCCCGTGGCCGGGTATGTTTTCCCACCGGGTGATCCCGTCTGAAAAGTGGCATATGACCGGCAAGCCGATCGGGCTTATGGCTGACTTGATTAAGCCTATTGTGCCTGGTGGCGTCATTCTCGATCCTTTCATGGGCAGTGCATCCACCGGCGTGGCCGCGCTGCAATCCGGGCGTAAATTCATTGGGATCGAATTGAGCAGTTCAATCTTTGATACAGCGTGCGCCCGTCTGGAACAGGTGCAAGCGTCGTTAAAAAACTAACCGATTAATCTGGAGGCCGATTATGGCTGGTGAAACAAAAACAATTCCTGACCAAATTAAAGAACACAGTTTAATAGCTATAAAAGCGGCCGAATTAATCCGCAACGGACTTAATGAGAAAGAGCTAAAGATGTTGGTTTGCGGGGATGGTATGTGGTTGGTTATGCAAATGCTATGCAGCCCCTCTGGGGCTGCAAGTATTGTTTATCGCTCTTCTATCAATTCTTTTTTCAGCCGAGCATAAATCGCCTGGTAGACCTCCATTGGAGAAGAGACTGATGGCGTTATTTCGTCAGATATACCACTAAAGGGAAGGTTATACCGTGGGCTGTTCATTATTTGTAAAAGGTCTACAGCGATTTTAGCAATAGCAATATTGGTTTCAGTCTTATCCATTTTTGAGGCTCCATGTTGTTGATGGGTTGTGTTGTGCAAAACCATACTATCATCGGCTGGGGTCTCGTTTCTGAGGTGTCGTGTGGCAAAATTTACTGGCCGTGAGTTCCTTAAGGAACTGGCGGAGCTGAAAAAAGGGTTACGCCAGGATATCCAGGCGCACGCCAGCGGCCTGGATAATGACCCGGACGCCATCAAAGAACGCCGCCGCCGTGTGCTGAGCGGCGATTTTGAGTTTTTCGCCTACAACTATTTCCCCCATCACGTCCGGGGCGAGCCTTCTCTATTTCAGGCGCATTTTTGCCACCGGTTCCCGCAATTAGTCAGCGCTAAAGGCGGAGCAACAGAGTGGTGGATTGCCCCACGTGGTGAGGCTAAGTCCTCCTTGCTAACCAAAATCGGGCCAGTATGGTGCGCGGTCCAGGGGTTGCACCAGCGGCCAGACGTGCGCGCCGAACTGGGGTTAACAGACCAACCGTTGCCGCCGTTCGTGGACTACATCATCCTCTTGGGGGCCGAAACCAAGTTACCGACCAAGCTGTTAGAGGTCGCAAAAACCGAGCTGATCGTTAATGCGGCCCTAGCGCTGGACTTCCCGGAAGTGTGCGGCCGTGGCCCAGTGTGGAAGGTTGGCGAGTTTGTCACCCGCACCGGCGTAAAAGTGGAGCCGTTCGGCGCGGAACAAGCCATCCGTGGTACGTTCCACGGCGCGAGCCGTCCGAAGCTGTTGATGGGTGATGACTTGATCACCGATGCCGAGGCCAAAAGCCCCACCGAGCGTAACAACCGCTGGGACTGGGTAACAAAGGCGATCGAGTATCTCGGACCGCCGGATGGCAGCGTTAAATATATCGGCGTTGGTACTATGTTAAACCGCGATGATCCAATCAGCCGCGCCAAAAAGACGATCGGCCATATCGTCCACCATTTCCGGGCTATCGAGTCGCTCCCCAGCAATATGGACCTGTGGGAGCAATGCCAAGAGCTGATGCTTAACGTTGATAAAGCGGCCCAGGAAGCCGCCGCCGAGCGTGGTGTCGCCCTGGATGATTTATTCTTGCCGTCTTACCAGTTTTACCTGGCTAATAAAGACCTGATGGACGCGGGCGCGGTGACGTCCTGGCCCGCCGTTCGCTCGCTCTATTGGTTGATGCGCCAGCGTGCCAAGAATGGCCGCGCTTTTGCTACTGAAATGCAAGGCGACCCCCGTGATAATGAGGGTCGGGTATTTATCAATATTCAGTTTTGGGTTAACCGCCTGGCCGACTGGATGTTTTTTGGTTCGTGCGATCCGTCAATGGGCCGGGGCCAAACCTCGGACCCTTCAGCGCTCACTGTCGGTGGCTGGGACCGGGTAAAACAGCGTTTGGAAGTTATCCATGCAAGTAGCAAACGCCGCTTACCCTCGAAATTAGAAGCCGATTTAATTGACGTTCAAAAAGAGTTTAAATGTATTGCGATTGGTTTTGAGAATAACAACGCATACGAACATTCTCGGCAAACTTTTATCAGTGCTGGATTACGCCAGGGTGTCGCATTGCCGCTTATTGGTGTTACCGCAAGTGTACCGCTTGAAGTGCGTGTAGATTCGTTAGAGCCATTTATTAACGATCAACTTAATCCGCGTATTCGCTTTAATCCCGCTTTAACCCTTTTATTAGACCAGTTAAATACCTGGCCGGAAAAACAATCCGGGCACCACTACGATCTCTTATCCGCCTTACATATCTTATGGATGATTGCCGTAAGCCGTGGCGTCGTGGGAGGCTTTGTTGCTGCACCGGCTCGGAGCCGCAATGATGCCCCAGCAGACAGTTTTTATGATGATGACGACGACGAGTCAGACGACTATGGTCGCAGCATTTGGTAGGAGTAGCACAGATGGCAATTGTAGACGTTAACGGCAATCCGTTATCAATCAAGCAAGTTTTGGAATACCCGCAAACTGACAGCACGCGGGTAGGTAATGTGGTCAGCGAAATGGCGACCCACCCCAGCCAGCGGTTAAACCCACGACGGCTGCAGGGGATTTTTCAGGATGCGGAGAATGGCAACCTGATCGCCCAGTCTGACTTGTTCGCGGACATGGAAGAACGCGATAGCCAGATTTTTGCGGATATGCAAAAGCGCAAACTGGTGTTAACTACGCTTAAGCGTGAGGTCCAACCGTTGGCGAACGCCACCCCGGCCGAGGTGGCCGACGCGGCATACCTCAATGAAGTGATCCAGAGTCTGGACGGCTGGGAGGACTTGATCCTGGATATGGCGGACGGTATCGGCAAAGGGTTTTCTAATCAAGAGATCCGCTGGGGTATCAGTGACCGGGAATATTACCCGTATGGTTTTGACTGGCGGCCCCAGTCCTGGTTTACCATCGCCAAAGAGGACCAAAACAAGCTGTTGCTACGCACAGACAGCAGTACCGGCGAACCGTTGCGGCCATTTGGCTGGATAAGCCATAAACCCAAATCCCGATCCGGCTACGTAGCCCGCGCGGGCCTGATGCGTACCCTGGCCTGGCCGTATATGTATCGCAGCTTTGGTGGTCAGGGCTTGGCGGAAATGCTGGAGATCTACGGCCTACCTATCAGGATAGGTAAGTATCCAGCAGGCTCGGGGCAAACTGAGCGATCCGAGCTGATGAAAGCCGTTACCACCATTGGCCGCAGTGCAGGTGGCGTCATGCCCGATACCATGAAAATGGAAATCATAAACGCCGTTAGCGGTTCTCATGAACCGTTCCTGGCCTTGACCGACTGGGCCGAAAAGTCGATTTCTAAAACCATCCTGGGCGGGACGTTGACCAGCCAGGCCGATGGCAAAACCAGCACCAACGCTCTCGGCCTTATTCATAATGAAGTCCGGCTCGATTTGATGGATGCCGACGCACGTCAGTGCGGCACAACCCTGCGAAGTGATTTGCTGTATCCGCTCCTGGTACTCAACCGCAACCCGCAGGCCGATCCACGGCGCACGCCTAAGTTGGTATTCCCCGAACTGGAAGAGATCCGCAAGCGTGCCGAACAACCGGCCCCAGCCGCCGCCCGGTACGAAATAAATTTTAATCGCCCGCACCAGGATAACAGCACGGCATTAGTTAGCCTGGCGCGGGCCATGTTGCGCCAAAATTCGAAAGAACCAGCAAGTGAGGCCGGGATCGAGGACGCGATCTCCATCCTTATGGCATCATCTGAACCCGGCAAAGAGGTTGGCGCTATGTTGGCCCCCGCCCTGGAGGCCATCGCTAACACGCTAACGCCTACCCAAATGCTGGGCGCATTGGCCGAAGCCTTCCCACAAATGGACGTGCGGCCCCTTGCCGGTAACTTAGGTGACTATATGGCGATTGCGCGTTATATCGGGCATTACGCAACTGAGGCAGAGAGGACTTAATCGGAATGGAACAACTGACAGAAAAGCAGATTGCCACATTATTTACGATGAAGCCTTCAGCCGCTCTTCGCTGGCTGGAAAATAAAGGCTTACGTATTCGCACGGATGCAGAAGCCATGAGCGCCGCCGACCATGCCATGAGTTTTGGCTTTGCCAACCTGTCCCGCCTGGATATTGCCCAGGATATTGTTAACGGCTTAAAAGAGGCGTTGGATAACGGCCAGACCCAGCAGCAATTTATCAAAAACCTGGAGCCGGTATTGCGGGCCAAGGGGTGGTGGGGAACCCGTGAGGAAATAGACACCGAAACCGGGGAAATAAAGCAGATCAGAATGGGCAGTCCGCGCCGCCTGGCGACCATTTATGAAACCAACCTTGCATCGGCCTATAACGCTGGCCGTTTCGAGTCCATGACCGCCAACAGCGAAGATCGGCCGTATTGGAAATACACGGCCGTCATGGATGCCAGCACGCGTCCCTCACATGCTGCCTTGCATGATAAGGTTTTCCGCTTTGACGATCCCATCTGGAAAATCCTGTTTCCCCCGAATGGCTTTAACTGCCGGTGCCGTGTTGAAGCACTGACGCTCGAAGGAGTCAAAACGCGTGGTTACACCATCCACAGCACGGTGCGTATTGTGAGCCAGGAAATCAGCGGCCCTGCCGACGCGAACGGCGACAAATCCACAACCGTAGTCCGTGGGGTGGAGTATACCGATGGCGAAACTGTATCAACGTTTTACCCGGATGCAGGCTTTGATCACAACCCCGCGCTGACGGTTTACCAGGCTAACCCGGATACCTACTCGGTAGAGCTGGCTCGACCTTACACCTAGGCCGCGCTAACCGGTCCCCAGTTGGAACAGCTCTATCATGCCGTAGGCACCGGCGAAGCGTTACCGGCCGCCGTGCTCGATACCGCTGGACAGACACTTTATAACCTGAGTTCCCGCACTGTTTGGTTCAACGAACCCGCCATCACCGCGCAACGCGTTGCGGGAACATTGCCCGCGTTGCCTTTGCTCCCCACAGCCCAATCGGTGATTGAGTCACCGGCGCTCACCGTGCGCATGGGTGAACGGCTTGAATTCTACCGTCTGGTTGATGGCAATCTGGGGCGTGCGATTGTCAATCCCGCGACTATGGCCGTTGAGAGCTACATGATTGTTTCGTCTGATGAGATGTGGCACGCGATCAAGAACGGAGAGGTACTCTATGCCGAATAACATCACCTTGATTGTTACCGACAGCAACGTTAAATCGGAACTGGAGCGGGTGTTGGGTGTGCTTAAGCGCCCGCAACCGATGATGCTTAAAATCGCGGAGCAACTGGTCGAACAGACGCAACTGGTCTTTAACGATGAGGGCTACCCAGCTCAGACTTGGGCGGCATTACGCCCCAGCACACAACGCAGCCGGACACGCAAGGGCAAATGGCCGGGCAAAATTCTGCAAATGCGGGGTAACTTACTCAAGTCCATTCAGGCTGAGGCGGGTAATGACTTTGCCCAGGCGAGCACGAACCTGGCCTATGCCAGGATCCAACATCAAGGCGGCACAATCCAGCGTTCGGGAGAGGTGCGATTACGTACCACGGGTAAGAAAGGCAACCTCAAGCGCCAAAAGGGACACCCTAACCTGGCGATGTTCGCCAAAATATCACACAAACTGGCCGTAGCGCGAGCGGTCAATTATGCCATCACGATCCCCGCCAGGCCGTTCTTCCCGATCACGTCCGACGGCAATCTCACCCCACGTGCTTATGATGCCGTGATGGGGGTATTACGTGGCCGATTGTTCCCGTCCTTATAATTGTCTGTAAGCGCCGCCAGTGCCTTGGCGGCGTGATGTGATGCGTTGGCCCGCAAAAAAATCCTTAAACGCGCCACGGTCGATTTAAACAGGGTTTAAAATCGGTTCCATCTGTTGCCGAACCCTGCTACTAATAAAACAGCAGTAACCCCCTAACATGACGAACCCCATCATCTGAATCCTTTTTCACTGCCCCGAGATAATCCGGGGCATGAACAAAAATATCGCCATCGCCTCCCTCGCCCTGGAAATTACATCGGGCAACGTGATCCAACTCTTCCCGGCTGGAAAGTTTCGCTCGGGCGACATAAGACCAGAAGAATGTGCTCACTGGTTAATGGATGGCACTATCGCCAAACGCGTGATCGCCAAACTGGCCCAGCGCAAAAACCCCATTGTTATCGATTACGAGCACCAGACATACCACACCGAGCAAAACGGCGAACCCGCGCCCGCCGCCGGGTGGTGGTCCGGTAAAAACACGGCCTGGCGTGAAGGCGTCGGTCTGTTTGCCGAGGGTGTGGAGTGGACAGAAAAAGCGGCAGCACATATCGCCGCGAAAGAATACCGCTTTATTTCCCCTGTTTTTGCTTATGACGCCAGCACCGGCGAAGTGCTGGCCGTTGCCAACGCTGCACTGACCAATCATCCCGCTTTAGACGGTATGGCCCCGGTTCAACTGGCGGCCGCCCGTGCCTATCTCACCCAAGTAAACCCTGATGAGGATCCAGCAATGGACGAACTGTTAAAGATACTGCGCAAGCTGTTGGGCCTGCCCGAGGATGCCAGCGAACAAGACATCCTTAGCGCCTTACAAGCTATCGAAGCCGAAACGGCACCACCGGCTGAGGGTAGCGCAGCAGCTACCGCCTTGCTGGCTTTGCTTAAGGCTAATAAAGAAGAGATCACCGCGCTAAAAACGGCTGTTGTCGCTGCCACTGCGAAAACCACCGTACCAGCTGTAGTGGATCCGTCTAAGTATGTGCCGGTTGCCGTCGTTACGGACTTGCAAACCCAAATGGCCGCACTGACTCAACGCCTGAATGGTGGCGATATTAACGAGATTATCGCGGCGGCACTTGCAAGCGGGCATCTCATACCAGCGATGGAACCCTGGGCGCGTGATCTGGGTGCTAAAGATGTCGCGATGTTGCGTGATTACATCAAAAACGCCGCGCCGCTTGCTTTACTAACCCAGCAAAACGGCGGTATTCCACCAACTGGTGGAGATAACCACGGCCTAACGGCTACTGAGTTAAATGTGGCGCGTTTGTCCGGTCTGACCCCGGAAGATTTCGCCAAGGCTAAGGCCGACATGCCAGGAGCACAGCAATGATTATTACACCGGACTCTATCAGGGCGTTAAACGTCAGCTTTAACAAGGCGTTTCAGGACGGGATCAAGTTGGCCGACTCGCAATATAAGCAAGTCTCCACGGTGATCCCTTCAACGTCCCGCGCGAACGTCTACGGCTGGCTCGGCCAGTTCCCACACATGAAAGAATGGGTGGGCACGCGTACCCTGCGTGATATGGCCGCGCACGCCTACACCCTGGAAAATATCTTGTATGAGTCCACAGTATCAGTACCGCGCGTTGATATTGAGGATGACAACATCGGCACCTACACGCCGATTTTCCAGATGCAGGGCCAGGAAGCGGAGCAGTACCCGAACCGTGATGTGTTTAAGGTTCTGTCGAATGGTCACAACATCATTTGTTACGACGGCCAGAACTTTTTTGATACTGATCACCCGGTATTTCCAAAAGTAGACGGCACCGGCACCCCGGTATCCGTCAGTAATATTTTTACCGGTGATCCTGATGCCCCTGCTTGGTATCTGATGGACGTATCCAAACCCATCAAACCGTTGCTTTTCCAGGAACGTATTAGCCCGCAGATCACCAACAAACTGAGCGACGCCAACTCCGATAAAGTCTTTATGGATGATGTTTTCCTATATGGGATCCGCGCGCGTTCGGCGGCGGGTGTGGGCCTGTGGCAATTGGCTGTGAAGTCTACCAAGCCGCTCAATGCAGAGTCATACCAGGAAGCCTACCAGGCATTACGCACTATGAAAGCCGACGGTGGCGACCCGCTTAACGTTGTTCCTGGTCTGTTGGCTGTTCCGTCCCCACTGTTGCCAGCGGCAAAAGCCGTTGTCGGTTCTGAGTTCTTAACCGGCGGCGCAACCAACCCGAACTACGGCCTGAGCAAAATCATGGACGTGGCCTGGCTGAATTAACACCGGGTTAAACCGGCTTTAAATACGGGCGCGTCGGGGCGAGTGCCCCGGCGTTAACGATTAACGGAGAGTAGGAAACATGGCTACCAAAAATGACAAAAAAAACCTGGACGTTACGGCGACAACGGAATTACCGGTTCAAAGCGTCAAACAGCCGGAAGGCGCAGGCAGCGAGCAGTTACCACCGTTGCCTGGTGTGTTATCGACCAGCGTTGCCGGGGATTCTGGCGCGGCCACGGGTGGCGGCAACCAACAGCAGGTTGATCCAGGTAACACCTTGCAAACGGCTGGCTCGCTCCTGGTGGGCGACCCAACTGTTAATGCGCCTGGTGCAGTTATTCAGACAGAAGGCGCGGGCGTGGTAGAGCAACCTGAGTTTGTTCCTGAGTCGGTGCGCTTCACCGTCCAGGCCGTGGCGGTTCCAAACAAGCGGCGTATGCGTGCTGGGCATTTGTTCACTGACGAGCCGCAGACCTTCGTCCGTGAAGATTTCACCGATGAGGAGTGGAAGCTTATCGAAAACGATCCACACCTGAAAATCCGCAGGCTGGAGGACTAAATCATGGGCTATTGCACGCTGGACGACCTGATTAGCGATTTCGGCAAGGATGAAATCACCAAGCTATCGGCCCGGGCCAGGCCACCGAGTGGTCAGCTTGATCCGGCCGTGGTTGAAAAGGCAATCAACGATGCGACCAACGAGATCAACATGTATTTCGAGGCCCGCAATCTGTTGCCGCTTGCCAGCGTGCCGCCCGTTTTAGTGCGTATTGCCAGCGATATTTCCCGTTATTACCTCTACACCAACCCAGCGGCAGATCACCCGGTGACACTGCGCTACAACACACGGAGCGCGCAACTAACCAAAGTGGCAAACGGCACGCTTTCTCTTGGCCTTAACGCCGAGGGGGAACCGGTAGATCCGAAAGGTACGGTGGAGTTTCAAGCCGGGGATAACATGTTTTCCCGTCCTGGCGGGGGGCTGTGGTGATTACTGATTATCTGTTTTGCGAACCGCTGATCGTCGAGCGGCTGCGTGAGCAAATCCCCGACTTGGTGGAGGTCACGAACGCGGGCAGACTGGCGGCCATTGATACCGATAACCCGTTTTGCCCCTCGGTTTACGTCATCTATATGGGTGATGTAATCAGCCCAGGGCCAACAGCCACCGGTGGCGTGCAAGCTCAAGCGCAGTCGGTGACCCAGTTGTGGGCCACCGTGTTAACGGTCTATATCGCAGATGGTCGCGGTATCGGCCAAGGGGTAAATACCGAGGCTGGGCCATTGATGAGCAAAATCATTGAAGCCCTATCTGGGTGGGCACCCGATAACAAGTTATGCAAGCCGTTATCCCGTGCTGCGATGTCGTTACCTGTGGATTACGAGGGTGGCTATGGCTATTTCCCTATGGTCTTTCAGACACAGTTGATCTTTCCGAGTGGAGCGCAAAGCAATGCAGGAAAAAGTAACTTTTATAAAACCTCACACCCACAAAGATAAACGTTATCCCGTGGGCGAAAGTACCAGCGTAAGCCCGGAGGAAGCTACCTGGTTGCGTGACCAGGGCGTCATTCAACCAAAAGCGCCGGGTAAATCCAAACCGGTAACAACCAAAACTGAGCAGGAGAATAACGATGATCACGAATCAGCCTGAAACCTACTACTACGGGCAAGGCAGCGTCATGTTGGCGCGCCGTGATGCCAATGGCGAACCGGAGAATTGGTACTGGGTAGGTGATGTATCCGCGCTGTCCCTGGCGATTAACGTACAATCGTTTAACCACCTGGAATCTTACAGCGGCAATAAAACCCCGGTCCGCCGTATCAACACCGCCAAAGATGGCACGGTCACCAGTACCTGGCATGAGTTCGGGAGCAAAAACCTGGCGCTTTTGCTGTACGGCGAAGCGGCAATCATTCCAGCAGGTACAGTCACTGGCGAAACGCTGCCAAGTGCCATCACGGCCGGGCAAATGCTTGCGCTTAAGTACCAGCAAGTGAGCAATGTTATGATCGGCACCCTGGTTGAGGGCACGGACTACGAGTTAGATCCCGCGTTCGGCATGATTAAATTCTTGACCGCGCAACCTACTGCCCCCTCGGTTAATTACAGCTATGCCGAGTCGTTCAATACCACCATTTTTACCGACCAACCGCCGGAACTGGCATTCCGCTATCAGTCAATCAACTTGGCCGAAGGTGGGGCCAACGTCCTGGTCGAGTTGCATCGTATCAAGTTTGACCCAGCGGCCGCGATCGAACTCATCAACAACGGCAACGAACTGGCGGGGATGCAGACCACTGCCGGGTTGTTGTTCGACAGTGCCAAAGGCAAGGATCCGTTGCTCGGCCAGGTAGGTCGGTTCGTGCATATCGGCGCACCTGCGTAATCAATTTTAAGCGTTAATCGGGGCGGCTATGAGTGATGATTTAAGTATTCTTATTTCCACGCGGGAAATTGAAATAAACGGCGAGTCACTAACGGTACGGGAATATACGTTATCGGACAGTTTGCATTTATATAGCGATATTCAAACCCTGGTGCAGGGGCTGGCTGATGTTTTGAAAGTTAATGATTTGAATGTTGATGCTGTTTATCCCGTACTGGCTAAGGCCGAAGAAACGCTAAATCGGCTTATGGCTGCCGCTGTCAACAAGTCGGCTGAATGGGTAGCGTCGTTGCCCGCCGTGGAGGGCACTGTCCTGATGGACTGGTGGTGGGTATTGAACCGTGATTTTTTTATCAGTGCTGCGACACGCTGCGTAATGCTAAGCGATCGCAAGGCAAACAAACCCAGCGGCTAAGCTACAGCCGCTTGTTTTCGGAGCTGATCCGCGCGGGGCATGATGCGGCAAAACTGCCGCATTACACCGCCAGGCAGTTAAATCTTTATTACAGCGAAAGCCAGGCGTTGAACTGTGGCTATAGAGCGCAAAATATTGGTGATATTTCCGCAGCAACACACGGCGGAAATGCTGCTAATTCACTTTTACAGACGTTAGATAAGCTGAGTAAATAAGATGGCCGATAATTTAAATTTAGCATTAAAAATTACCGCTGATTTAAGTGAAGCCCAACGCGAAATAGCCTCCGTGGGTGAAAATCTGTCGTCTTTAATCTCAACCAGTAGCAAGGCAACCCAGGAGACACAAAACCTAACGGCCGCGCAAAACGAAAACGCTACGGCCAACATCAACTCGGCCAAGCGCTGGCAAGATGTTTACACAGCGCAGAATGAAGCCATGCGCCGTGGCCATGAGTACATGCAACAGCAGGAACGCACCCGTGCCGCACAAGAAAAGGCGACGGCAGAGACAGAAAAGCAGCGTGCAGGACTGAGCAAACTTCTATCACAGATCGACCCCCTGGAACGTAAGTTAGCCCGCCTTGATGAGCTGGAGATCAAACTCGCCCAATCGCATCGCGCTGGGGCGATTGACGCTGAAGGTTATGCGAATGCCTTGGGTAAGATCACACGCCAGCGTGACGCCCTGTTTGATGGCAATACGCAAGGTAATAACTCTCAGTCCGCTGGCGCTCAAAATGACGGCTCCGCGTTGATGGCAGTTGCAAAGCCATTGCTTGCCGCCATGAGTATCAATGAAATAAAAAAACGTTCTGATGCCTGGGCAGAGTTACAAAATCGGTTGCGCGGTGTCACAGAAAACAACGAACAACTGGCCGCAGCCACCGAGCAAGTGCAACAAGCTGCCGCGCGTTCTGCTCGGCCGTTAGAGTCCACGGCCGAACTGTACCAACGTATCGCGACCAGTGGTCAAAAGCTGGCGTTAACGTACCAGGACATTGGTCGATTAACCGAAACGGTCAACAAGGCTGTTACCCTGGATGGGCTGAGCGGCTCACAGCAAAATAGCATCATTGAGCAGATCGGCCGGTCATTTGCCGCAGGTACGCTCGAGGGGATGCGCTTTAATACCGTCCTTAAACAGACCCCCGCACTAACACAGGCTATCGCTACCGGGATGGGTGTTACTGCCGATTCAGTCCTCAAAATGGCGGCAAAAAATAAGCTGTCGTTGGAGGATGTCAGTAACGCGTTGAAGGGCCAGGCGGATGTCATAGACGAAAAGTACGCTAAAACCCAGACGACGATCAGCTCGGCTTTCGGCGTGCTTAATGACAGTCTGACCAGTGCTATCGGTAAACTAGACCAGGCTACCGGGGCTAGTAATCGCTTTACCAATTCCATCTTAGAAATCTCAGGCGCAATCAATCAACTTGCTGCCGAACCACTCGATTTTCTGCGTGGTGCGTCGGAGATGAAATCGCTGATTTCTGTCGATCGTGCTATTGCAGCCCAGAAAAAGGAAATCAGCGAGTTACAAGAAAAACAAAAAGAATATGCAGATAAAGGCGGTATTTGGAATATATCGGCCAAGGGGTATCAGACCCAGATTAATAATCTCTCAACTGAGCTAGATAAGTTGGAGAAACGCCGGACCGAACTGACCAAAACCGGTGCAGGGGCAGAGATGCCTGGCGCAAAAGCCGGTTCACAGTACAACCCCGAGTATGAGAAGTACCTCGAAACTCTCCAAAAGGCCGAGGTCAAGGTTCAAAAGCTTTCTTATGCTGAACAGGCCCGCGCAGATATCGCGTCTGGCAGGCTTGGGAAGTTGACCAAGGAACAACAGAATGATTTAGAGAACCAGGCGAAAGCGGCAGACAAGTTAAAACAAAACACCACGTTAGAAACGAATTTAGCCAACTTGCGCAAGGATGTGGCGGTTTCTGGGCAAAAAAACAGTAAAACGGCCGCGATCCAATATGAGATCGAAAACGGCTGGCTCAAGGGGGCCACCAAGGAAGTGCAGGCCAATGCGCTGGCCCTGGCTAAACAGGCAGATGCACAGCGGCAGAGCAAAACGGCATCAACCAAAACTGAGTCTGAAAACGAGCGTTACGTTAAATCACTGACGCAACAGGCGGCCAAGGTTGAAGAGTCCGCCGCCGCTATTCGTGAGCATGAAATCGCTACACGTAATCTTACTACGGCACAACGTACCCAAGCCGAAGCCGCTAACAAGGCGCTGACCGCCCAGGAAAACACCACCGCCAATCTCAAATTACAGATCGAGTTGTGGAAGGTTAACGGCGATACGGCCCAAGCCTCCGCCGCTGAAATTACCGAAAAATACCGCAAGTTGCGGGAAGAATTCGAGCGCGTTGGTAATACCGAGGGCGTGCAAAAAATTGATGTTCTCGTCACTACCGAGACGGCGATGGCCTCATTGTCTGAGATCAATAAGAAGATCCAGGAATTGAACCAGGCCCGAGGTAACGAGGAACAACTGTTACAGGCCCAGCGCGAAGCGGGATTAATCAGCGAGTACGACCTGGCCGAAAAAATTCTAGAGCTGCACAAAGCGACGGCGGCCGAGATTGCCAAGCTACGGCCAGACGTCGAGGCTTTAGCTCAACAACCTGGCACTGTCGGCAAGCAGGCCACGCAATCCCTTAAGCAGATGGATACACAGCTCGTCCAGTTGAACAACACTTCCAGCATGTTGGAAGCCTCGTTAAAAGAGGGTTTAACCACTGGTTTAAATGAGGCGATCAGTGGCCTGGCGAAAGGGACCATGAGCCTGGGCGATGCAGTTAAATCCCTGGGTAATGCTGTTCTGGATTCCCTGGTGAAAATGGCCTCCCAGGGGCTGTCCAGTTCTATCGTTAGCGGGTTGGGCCAAATGATGGGCGGAGCCAGTGCCGGTGGCGGTTGGGCCGGGATGGCATCCTCGATCGGTTCTCTGTTTTTTGCCGACGGCGGCCACGTTCGTGGACCTGGTACAGATACCAGCGATTCAATCCCCGCCCAGTTATCCGACTATGAGTATGTGACCCGCGCGGCCGTCGTTCGCCAGCCTGGTGCGCTGCCGTTCCTGGATGATTTCAACCGGCGCGGTATGGGGGCGCTCAACGATTGGGCTAGTCGGGTTAAACATGCCACCGGCGGCCTGGCGGGTATTCCTGCCCCACTGGCACCGGCACCAATGAGCGGTGGTGTGACCTTACCCGATGCCGCAACGCCAACTATTAGCAATGAGGTAAACAATAAATTCCAGCTTAACCTGATTGATGATCCGGCCCGGATGGCCGAAGTGTTGACCACCCCGGCTGGGGTAGAAGCGATAACCCTCGTTCTTTCCCGTGACCCTGGCAAATTCCGCCAGATTTTAGGGGGGCCAAACTAAGATGGCCTTACCGTGGATCTTCTCTCCAGACTGGGCCGAAGGTGTGACAGAGCGCCTGGAGTGGCTAACCGATATTCTCACCAGTCCGGCCGGGGTTGAACAGTGCCGTGCGTTACGTCGCTCGCCGCGCCGTACATGGAGCGCGGCGTTTATCCTCCAGGGCGCGGCCCGCACCCAGTTTACGCTGATGCTGGCCCGCAATGGCGCACAGCCCTGGTTGCTGCCTGTCTGGCCCGACGTCCAGTGGGTTAGCCTAGTATCCGGGCAGACCGTGATCACCTGTCAGACTGATGGACGTGATTTTGTTGCCGGTGGCCGTGTGTTGGTCCTGGCCGATAATGGTCCAGGCTATGAAGTGTTGACCGTCCAGCAGGTATCGCCAGGCGTGCTGACGTTGGCGGGGGCTGTTGCGGGTAACTGGCCTTATGCGCGTTTGTATCCGGTCCGTTCTGCCCGCTTGACCGACCAGCCACAGGCTAGCCGGGTGACTGATGATCTTATGTCATTCAGTGCCGAGTTTATCGCGGTTGAGGATTGCGACTGGCCTGTCACTGATATGGCCGCCTCATACCGTGGCTACCCCGTTCTGACAGAACAACCCGATGCGGCCGAGGATGTTACCGCGCAATATCAGCGCTTGTTGCTTGTCCTGGACAACAGCGTCAATTACCCACAAATCATCGATACGGCCAACATGGCATTTATTGCCCAGTCCTACCGCTGGCAATTGTTCGGCAGCGTCGAGCGTGCCACCTGGCGTTCGTTATTCTACCGGCTGCGTGGTCGCCAGGGCCGCATCTGGATCCCCTCGTTTAACCAGGACTTTAGCCTGGTTAGCGACATTCCCGCCGGTAATACGCTATTGGTGCAATACGTCGGATTCAGTGAGTACAGCGACCTGGTTAAGCCTGGTCAACGTGATTTGCAGATTACGTGTTATGACGGCCGCACCTATCACGCCCGCATTACTGGTGCCCGGATTGCCACTGCGTCCAGTGAATACCTCACCCTGGATCAGACCTTGCCCGCGATACCTTCAGCGGCCGTGGCTTCCATTTCATTTATGGCGCTGTCCCGCCTGGCGGACGACGGCGTCGAATTAACCCACTTTAGCGACAACGACGGCGCAGCCGAAAGCCAGGCTGTTTTCCGTTCCGTCCTGATGCCCGCTGATGAGGCCACGCTATGAGCCTGTTTGATGTTCTCGAAACCTCTCTAGATAACGGTCGGCCGACACGGCTTTACCTGTTTTTCCGGGGTGGTCTGCAATGGCGTTACACCACGCATACGCAAGCCATCACTTACCAGGGCCAGGTGTTTGAGGCCATTCCTGGTATCAGTGACGACGGGCTACGCCAGACCGGCCAGGCCACGGCCGACGCCATGCAAATTACCGCCCCCGCCGACTTTGGTGTGGCGCAATTGTGGCGCGGTACGCCACCAGGCGGAGCCGTAAACCTTACGGTGTATGACCTGCAATTCGACACGGCCAGCGGCCAGCTCGTTGGCATGGTTGCATGGGTGGGCCAGGTGACAGACGTCAAATGGACAGCCCAGGACCGCTGCAGGTTAACCAGTCAGTCAATCAGCGCATTGCTCGATAAGCAAGGCTTACGCCTCACCTGGCAACGAGAGTGCCCCCACGCGTTCGGGGACAAGAACTGCCGAGCCGACATCAACCTATATCGCGTTAGCGCGGCTATCAGCGCCTTGGACGGTGTCACCGTTACCGCGCCCGCCCTGGCAGGATTTCGCGAGGGGTGGTTCGTGGGCGGTTGGTTAGCCTGGTCAATCGGTGGCGGTGAAACCGAGTCACGCGGGATCGAGCGTTACCAGGGCGACGCCGTGACCTTGATCGGCGGCACGGGCGGGTTAACCGTCGGCCAGGTGGTTGAGGTCTTTCCGGGCTGCCCTGGCACGACTACAGCGTGCCAGGATGATTTTAACAACCTGGTGAACTATGGCGGTTGTCCGCTGATGCCGGGTGTTTCACCGTTCGACGGCACCCCTATTTTTTAAGGAGCGTTTCTATGTGGGTACAAATCGCAATTCTGGTTGTGAGTTACATCATTAGCGTGGTCACCGCCCCAAAAGCCCAGGGAAACCAGGCAGCGGCGGCAACAATGGATGATTTCGACTTTCCCCAGGCAGAAGAAGGCACCCCGCAAATGGTGATTTTTGGCGACTCCTGGTGCTCGGATTGGACAGTGATCGGCCTGGGTAATTTTAGCGTTCAGCCAATAACCAAGTCTGGCGGGGGCAAAAAGTGATGAATGACGATCTGCTCCTTGTTGGCCCTTGGCACTTGCATCACGTCCCGAGCTGGGGCGTGGTTGGGCGCGGTTACTGCGTTGATAAGACCCGCGCGTTCTGCGCCCGTTATGGCATCGATTATCGGGCACTAATGACGACGGGCGTCACGGCCAGCACGTTAGTGGCCACCGGCGATGCCCTGGCGATCCATCTGGTGGAGTTCGCCAGGGCAAACCCTCAACCGGAGAGCAAATAAATGGGCGGCGGTGGCGGTGGTGGCTCTCAGACGGTCGGGCATCGGTATTATATGTCCGTTCATATGGGAATATGTGCCGGAACGGTCGATGAAATCGTCGAGATCAAGGTGGGCGAGCGTACCGCCTGGAGCGGGAGCGTAACCCAATCGACAGAAATCTATATTGACCAGCCCGAACTGTTTGGTGGTGAGTCGATGGAAGGTGGGATCCGGGGTAGCCTGGACGTGATGATGGGCGAGGACGATCAGCCTATCAACATGAATATCGTTAACCGCCTGGGCGGTATTGTGCCTGCATTCCGCCGTATGGTGACATTGTTCTATACCGGTCTGATTTGCTGTAACAACCCCTATCCGAAAGCCTGGGACGTGCGCGTTCGTCGTAATCTTAAAGGTTGGGACGGCGAGGTTTGGGAGCCTGGCCTTGCCGTGATACCGCTTACTGATCCGAACGACGAAACCGGCGCGGGGATCCATGCCGCTAATCCGGCGCATATCTTGTTCCAGTGCAACACAAACCGCGACTGGGGCCGCACTATTGATCGCACCAGGCTGGACCATAATGTCTATTTAAAAGCCGCTCAAACGTTGTTTAACGAGGGGTTTGGGTTGTGCCTGCGCTGGAGTCGTTCGGGCACCGTTAGCGAGTTTATCCAATCTGTCCTTAATCACATCGGTGGTGCCCAGTTTATTAGCCGTAAAACGGGCTTGCTCACACTTCAATTAATCCGTGATGACTATGACGTTAATACTTTGCCGACGTTCGACGCGATGAGCGGCCTACTCGGCATTGATGAGGACAGCACGTCATCGGGTAACATCACAGCCAACGAGGTGATCGTTACTTTCCAAAGCCCGATTGATAATACTCCGCGCCAGGTTCGTGAGCGTAATATCGGTGCGATCCGTGCCGCTGGAACTGTTATTAGCACCAAGACTGATTACCCTGGAATACCTACCGCCGACCTGGCTCACCGCGTGGCCGCGCGTGATGTGCGGGCCAATACGTCAGGCATTCGTCGTTACAGTGTACGTTTAGACCGTCGCGGCTACGCCCTGGAGCCTGCCGGGGTATTTATTATTAAAGCCCCGGAGCGCGGGATCGAGAGCGTCGTGCTACGTGTTATCAGTATCGACTACGGCACATTATCAGCGGGTACAGTGACGGTCACCGCCACACAAGACGTTTTCGGGTTGCCTGTATCGGGGATGTCGCAGCCGCAAAACCCAAACTGGACACCGCCCGACACCACCCCGCGCCCGGTTCCCTATCACCAGCTCTATGAGGCCAGCTACCGCGACCTGATGCTACCAGGCTTCAACAGTACGGTGGTTAATGATGAGGACTCTAGCGGCTACCTGGTATCACTTGGCGCACGACCAACCAGTCTTGCCCTCAATTACCAATTAGAGGCCAGGATTGCACCAGAGGAATATACCGTCCAGGGCGTCGGTAATTTTACGCCGTTCGGCCGTCTATCCGCTGACCTGGCAATATTAGAATCGGATACCTATATCACCGGACTAACCCAGGACTGGGGGTTAATAGTATCCGGTAGTGCGGCCTTATTAGGCGACGAACTGGTGCGCATTGATGCATTCGATCCATTAACCGGCGCGATCACTTTTGGCCGGGGTTGTGTTGATACACAGCCTCGCCTCCATTTGGAAGGGACCATGATATGGTTCTATCAAAACTATAATGGCTTTAGTGGTTCAGCTTGGTGGAGCGGATTAATTATTGATGCACGTATGCGCACCCGTACCAGCTCCGCATTACTATCTGCGGACGATGCGCCGGTTGATTCCATCACCATGAATAATCGAGCACGTCGCCCCTACTTACCAGGGCGCATTCAATTTAATGGCATAGATTACCCTGCATCGGTTGAGAAGTCCGACAGTTATTTATTGAGTTGGGCGCACCGTGATAGAAGAATGCAAGCCGAGCAATTAATTGATTGCACCTTTGGAAATATCGGACCAGAAACCGGCGTTGAATATCATGTTACGGTGCTTGATGAAGATGGTGCAATCGCCTGGGAAACGACCACTGTCGAAAACTCGGTTGATATACCTTATCTTACTATTTCGGATCCACTTGGATTACTGAACCTCACTCCACACACGGTAACGCTAGCGGCTACCCGTGATGGTTTAGACTCGCTGCAATCCTACAGCGTGCAGTTACCACCAGGCTACATTTCCATTTTTGAGGAAATCGGAGCGGCCCTATGAAAAATGAAACGTACTATTACGGGCAGGGGAAACTATTCATTGCACCACGCACCAATGATGGACGTCCTGGTGCCTGGCGCTGGGTGGGTGACGTTTCAAGCCTGAATATTGCGTTAACAGCAGATTATAAAAGCAAACATATTAGCCAGGGCGGAAAGCGTGGTTTAGTACAACGACATAAAATAGCCGAGTCAGCCACGCTAACTGCGGTTTGGCATGAGATTATCAGTGAAAACCTGTCTGTTTATTTGCATGGCATTCATGAACAAGTGTCAGCAAAGAAAGCAAACACGACATTTACAGGAGTCATTAATGCCGGTGACCGCTACACACTGGATTATCCCGGCGTGTGGGATGTTTTAATTCCAGGTCTAACGTTGGGCTTGGATTATACCGTTGACGCGATGTGGGGTGCTATAGAGTTTTTAAAAGCCCCTAACATAAAACCGCTTACAGTGCATTATAAACACTCAGGCAGTGCTAACACGGCTATTTATACCCACGACCCACTCGAAGTGGCCGTGCGTTATGAAGGGATAAACCTAGCCGAGCAAGGCGATAGCGTGATTGTAGAATTATATCGCGTTGATTTTGACCCGGCCACGTTGATTGAGCTAATCAACAATGCTAATGAATTGCCCGGCGTTAATACTACGGGGACATTATTGTTAGATACGCTAAAATCCCCGCATGACGTTATGGGGCAGTATGGGCGTGTAATTACCATGACTGAAATGATATCAATTCATACCAGGTTAAATCCAATTTACACCACTGGCGGTGTCGGTGGCGAGTTTACGACTATTTACCCGAAAGCACTATAGAGAAAAATTATGGCTAACAATATGTACTATTCAATATTAACAACGGTCGGGACTGAAAAACTTGCCCAAGCCATAATTACCGAAATCCCGGTAAAAATCACGACAATTGCAGTCGGTGATGGTAATGGGCAGTATTACCAACCAACAGTAGATCAGACTCAGCTTAAGCGTGAAACTTGGCGCGGTGGCATTAATGATTTACGTGATGTCGAGGATGCAGCCAATCATGTATTGGCTGAAGGTATAGTCCCTTCGACAGTTGGTGGGTGGACTGTTCGCGAGATAGGATTGTTTGATGATTCAGGTGATTTAATAGCCATCGGTAATTATCCTGATACTATCAAACCGTTACCAACATCGGGTTCAGGTAAGCAACTCTATATTCAAATCATTCTTGTAATAGATAATGTTGCCGCACTAGAGCTGATTGTAAATGATGATATTGTCATTGCAAGTAGGAAGTATGTTGATGATGAAATTATCAAGGTAACCCTAAACTTAACGCGTATGTTTGCTGCACCCGATGGTCTAAAACACATCGGGCGGTGTAAAAATATAGCGCAACTTAGAACTATTACACCGACCTTTGATGGGCAAAAAATAGATGTCGCGGCGCATACTAGCGATAAAGATAATGGGAGTGGATATTTTTATTATGATGCATCTGACTCAACCACCAGTGATGATGATGGCTTTACCTGTGTTGTTCTATCTAATGGTATGCGCTGGAAACGAAAGATTTTACATGACCTTTATGTGGAGTGGTCCGGTATTGATACAACTGGATTAGTTGATATTTCCGCAAGGTTTCAGCAATTACTCGACGTTGCTGCTAAATTCAGCACAACAGCCAATGGCGTGACAACCAAAGCTATTTTGCACTTGAACGGTAATTTAAAAATAGCCTCAACGCGAACATTTGACGCTAGCAAGGTTGCCCTGCAAGGTCCAGGGACTGTCTATGTTGATCCTGCTGGCGTGTATTTAACTGGTTATGCATTTATGCTGACCAGCTCAACTGGAACCGCACTGGCTTCTTACACCAATAAAACAACGCCCGTGCTTAAGGATTTGATGTTTACTTCTGATGGCAAAGTAGTCGATTTACTTTATGGCATAAATACAACTGGCGATGCGAACAATAACCCAGCGGCGTTACAAACAGTGTTTAACTGCCAATTCAAAGGTTTTAATACGGTATACAGCAATGGGACAGGCGGTTGGGGTTGGGTATGGTATGCCAGCGGGTGCAATAGCTGTAATCATTGGATGAACATAACCGCCCAGCCAGATACCTATGAGCGATTCTCTTTTGATAGTTGCATCTTCCAAAATGGTGGATATGCCTTTTTACTCGATAATCCGGACGGTAAAATTTACTGGCATAAAGGCTCCATGGATTATTGTGATGGTGCGGCAGTTATCACGCGCGGATTCATGGAAATTAACTCGCACATTGAGTTCTCATACCGTACATTACCTTTTATCGATTTTAAAGGACCAAATACTCACGCTGTTGTTAGTGGTCTTGCTGCAATTAGGTTAAATACAACAACCAAATAAAATTTATTTAAGCAGTACGCACCTAATCAGGTGACCTTGAAAGACATTGATATTATTTCAGATGGTATTAATATTTCATCCTGTGTTTTATCTAACATGCCCTATTTGAAAACCAATATTAACTTTACGAATGATGCCGCCAAGGCAATTGCGCTTTATGATGCTGACGGCTCACTTAAAGCGCCTGGAGTTTCCTCTGTTGAGTATGTTGTTACTGGGACGGGGCTTTCGTCAGTAATTAATGCTGATGGTTCGATCACACTAACGTCATCTGTGAACCCAGGCGGCAGTAAGGGATTGGACTTTTTCATCCCTATTATCGGACATACCCAAATCGGCGTTGAATGGTTTGGTTCTAATACATCATCTTTAAGTAGTGTGTTTGTGCAAAAACTCATTTGTACCCAAGCTGTCCGCATGACAGGCGCAACCTCTGTTGGGTTGATAACGGACAACTCAACCAGCGGCACTACATCGATCCCCGTAGGAGCATCAAACGTCCGAGGTAGTTCGGGCACAATATGGGCAACACCAAAGAGCGCGTTTTATCTCCGCTTGAGGTTTAACGCCGATAACATTGGGAGCGGTGACAGCTTCACTATTCACTCACTTAAACTGGTTAGCTGTTAGAGGTGAACATGAAAATTGATGATCTGGTGGTCTGCGTTTCCGATGTCAGCGCCATCGAACTGAATGAAGGGGAAAGGTACATCGTAACCGAAGTAACCGGTGATGGTGGATTCATCAAGGTTAAAGGTATTGCTGGCCTGGAGTATACAGAGTTGTATTGCTCCTGGCGGTTCAAGCTTCTTGAATAACTTTATTGCATTTGATTTTGCATAGCGCCTGGCGGCCGTGGCCTATGCAAAATCACCTGCAAATCTATGCAAAATTGGCCGCCGCGCTACATTATCCGCTTGAGCGGATTGCCATGACCATTGGCGGTGATGCGATTAACGAAGCGACCATCATTAGCCGCTTGGGGCACAAAACGGCGTTGATCAGCAAAATCGGTGATGATGCGCCAGGGCAGTTTATTCTGGCGGCATGTCAACGGGAAGGCATTGATATCCAAAGCCTCAAGCAGGATGCCGGCATCGATACTTCGATTAACGTTGGCTTGGTGACCGCAGATGGTGAACGCACTTTTGTCACCAACCGCAACGGCAGCCTATGGCAGCTCAATATTGATGATATTGACTGCTCCAGGTTTAGTCAGGCACGGCTGTTATCGCTGGCCAGTATTTTTAACAGCCCGCGGCTAGACGGTAAGGCGCTGGAGTCAATCTTTGCCAAGGCCAAACAGCAGCACCTGATTATCTGTGCAGACATGATCAAGCCCAGGCTGAATGAAACGCTGGACGATATCCGCACCGCCTTGAGCTAA